CACAAATCGCTTTGACAAAAACTGAAGTTGCAGAAGAACTCGCATCAGTTGAATTGAGCGAAGAGCCTAAACCTATTTCATTCAACCCTGAAAACGAAACTAAAGTAGAAGCGTTCAAAGTGGCTAAGAACCGTCAACGCTCTACAATGGATTCAATCCTTGAGAAATTTAACAATATTTAATAACTATCTAAAAATCAATTAATTATGGCCACTACGACCTCGATTACTACAACTTATGCGGGAGATTTTGCGGGCAAGTACATCGCTGCTGCCCTTCTTTCTGCACCAACATTAGACAAAGGCGGTATGACCGTTATGCCTAACGTGAAGTACAAGCAAGTTATCAAAAGAGTTGCTACTGATGACATCATCAAAAATGCTACTTGTGACTTCGACCCTACTTCTACAATCACATTGACTGAGCGTATTCTTCAACCTGAGTCTTTCCAAGTTAACTTGCAACTTTGTAAGTCTGACTTCCGTTCAGATTGGGATGCTATCCAAATGGGTTACTCTGCATTTGACGTTCTTCCTAAGTCTTTCGCTGACTTCTTAATCGCACACGCTGCTGAGAAAGTTGCTGCAGGTATGGAAACTTCAATCTGGCAAGGTGTTAACAATACTGCTGGTCAGTTCGCAGGTATTATGACTCAGTTGACTACTGATGCTTCTTTGCCATCTGCACAAGAGGTTGCTGGTACAACTGTAACTGCTGCTAACGTAATCACTGAGCTTGGTAAAATCATTGATGCTTGTCCTGCTGCTCTTTACGGAAAAGAAGACCTTACACTTTACGTTTCTTCTAACATCTATCGTGCTTATGTACGTGCTTTAGGTGGCTTCGCTGCTTCAGGTGTAGGTGCTAACGGTTACGACAACAAAGGAACTAACCAACAACTTGGTGATGTATTCTTTGACGGTGTTCGTGTATTTATGGCTAACGGTATGGCTAACAACACTGCATTGCTTGCTCAAAAATCTAACTTGTATTTTGCGACTGGTTTACTTTCGGACTTAAATGAGGTTAAGGTTTTGGATTTAAGTGATGTTGACGGCTCACAAAATTGCCGCGTGGTAATGCGTTTCACCGCAGACGCTAAATACGGTTTTGCAACTGACGTTGTTACTTACGGTATCACAAACTCTGCTAACTAATCTTAGCTTAACTTAAACTAAACGGGGAGGGCGGTAAAAAACTTCCCTCCCTTTTTTATAACATTTAAAACTTAAAAATATGTCTTGTGAAGTCGCAAATGGTAGACTCGAAGTATGTAAGGACGCAGTAGGTGGTATTGACGCTATCTACTTCATCAATTACGGAGACTACGCTTACCCAACTGACGTTACTTACGTTTCAGGTACTGACACTATCGAAGCCGTAGCTAACGTAACTAACCTATACAAATACGAACTCAAAGGAACTAACTCTTTTGACCAAGTATACAACTCATCTCGTGAGAACGGAACTACATTTGCTGAGCAAACTCTTACCGTTACCCTTAAAAAACAAGATGCTACAACTCACAAAAACGTGAAATTGATGGCATACGGAAGACCTCACATTGTAATCAAAAACCGCAACAACCAATTCTTCCTTGCAGGTTTAGAGCACGGAATGGAAATCACTACTGCAAACGTATCTAACGGTACTGCAATGGGCGATTTGAACGGTTACACACTTACTTTCGTAGGTACTGAGAAACTCTACGCTAACTTACTTGACTGCACAACTGAGGCAGACTTGGCAGGTGGTGCTGGAGATGTTTTCGGAACTGCTACTATCGTTACTGCATAGTAAATAGTTTTCATAGCGTGAAAGGGGAGGCTTCGGTCTCCCTTTTTTATTTAAAACAAACCCATAGCAAGTTAGTTATAATAGTATGATAGTACTAACTACATCAAATCAACCACAGACGTTTTCGTGTATTCCGAGAGGTTCATTCAACACAATGATTCTAACGGATGACCAAACTAACTCTCCCGTTACGGTTGCTATCACAAGCCAAACATCAGGAGACTACGTAAACACGGTTACTGCTACTTTTGATTTAACTGAGGGACACTTTTACGACCTCGTACTAAAACAAGGAAGCACAATCGTCTACAAAGACCGCATATTCTGTACAGACCAAAGCGTTGTAAACTTTTCAGTTAACGCAGGTCAATACACTTCAAATACAACCTCTAACACTTATATAGTTTATGAGTAACAACGTACACGTACTAAATCTATCTGCCTACACCGCTCCTACAATCCAAGAAAGTAAGAGAGATGCTTGGGTAAACTATGATAGTGCAAACGGAGATAACAACTACTACCAGTTTTTAATTGACCGCTACACCAACTCAACCACGAACAACGCTATTATTAACAACATAGCGAGACTTATCTACGGGAAAGGACTTTCAGCTACTGACGGAAACAAGAAGCCGAATGAGTACGCTCAAATGATGACCTTGATGTCTAAAGATTGTCTTCGCAAGATTGTTTTTGACCGAAAGTTATTTGGTCAGTTTGCTATTCAGGTACACTACAACGATAAGCACGATAGAATCCTAAAGGCTTACCACATTCCCGTGAATCTTTTGAGAGCTGAAAAGTGCAATAAAGACGGAGAAATTGAGGGTTACTACTACTCTGATGATTGGTCAGACGTTAAAAAGTATGTGCCTAAGCGTTTCCCTGCGTTTGGATTCGGTAAAGAAAAGGTAGAAATCCTATTCTCAAAGCCTTATTCAGTAGGAATGAAGTATTATGCTTATCCTGACTATCAAGGAGCAGTACCTTACGCACTTTTGGAAGAAGAAGTATCAGATTACCTAATCAACGAAGTACAAAACGGGTTCTCAGGAACTAAGGTTGTAAACTTCAACAACGGAGTACCTACTTTGGAGCAACAAGAAATCATTTCAAGCAAAGTACTTGGTAAATTGACGGGTTCTAAAGGTCAGAAAGTAATCGTAGCGTTCAACGATAATATGGACACACGAACTACAGTTGAGGACATTCCACTGAATGACGCGCCTGACCACTACACATATTTAAGTGAAGAGTGTTTGCGTAAGATTATGCTCGGACACAACGTAACTTCTCCGCTATTATTTGGAGTTGCATCGTCTAACGGATTTAGTTCAAACGCTGACGAGTTAGAGAACTCATTTGTGTTGTTCAACAATATGGTCATTAAGCCTTTCCAAGAGGAAATAATTGATGCCTTAGACAAGATTCTTGCTTTCAACAACATTTCACTTAACTTATTCTTTAAGACGCTTAAACCGCTTGAATTTGTAGACCTTGAAAATGCTATGACTGAAGAGCAAGTAGCAGAGGAAACGGGTACTGAGCTAAGTAAACACGATTCATTAGATAACGAGATTGCTGATGCCTTACTTGAGTGCGGAGAAGAGCCAAACGAAAATTGGCTTCTAATAGACGAATATCCCGTAGACTATGATAATGATGACCAAGAGAACGAAATGCTCTCTAATGAGCCGAAAAGTACCTTGTTATCGAAAGTATACAACTTTGTGACTACTGGTACTGCAAATCCTAACGCTAAATCAGAGCAAGACAAGATTATTGACGGGGTTAAGTTCATCACTCGTTATGTTTACGCAGGAGAAACGAGTTCAAAGTCTCGTCAGTTCTGTCAGAAGATGACTACTGCTAACAAGATTTATCGTAAGGAAGACATCGTTAGAATGAGCACTCAACCCGTTAACAATGGTTGGGGCCCGAAAGGTGCTGCTACCTATGACGTATGGAAGTACAAAGGTGGTGGTAACTGCCATCACAGATGGAACAAGCAGATTTACGCAAGTTTTGAGGGTGTTGGAATTGATGTTAACTCTCCTAAAGCTAAACAAATCGCAGGAGCGAAAGCAGAGAAGTTCGGCTACACTATCAAGAATGATAAACTTGTATCCACACGACCTGTTGATATGCCTTTCAATGGCTTTTTACCTACTAACCCTATTTACGGAAAACAATAATGGCAACTGCACTACTAATTACGAGAGACGATTTGGTGCGTTACACCGCAGTAAACGGAAATGTCGATGTTGACAAGTTCATTCAGTTTATCAAAATTGCTCAAGACATCCATATACAAAACTACTTAGGCACTAAACTACTTGAGAAGATTCAAGCTGACATCATTGCAGGTACGCTTACGGGTAACTACGAGAGCCTTGTAGATACGTATGTAAAGCCTATGCTGATACATTGGTCAATGGTTGAGTATTTACCTTTTGCAGCTTACACAATCGCTAACAAAGGAGTTTACAAGCACTCTTCTGATAACGCTGAAAACGTAGAGAAAAACGAAGTAGACTTTTTATTAGAGAAAGAGCGTCAAATTGCTCAACACTACACGGAGAGATTCATCAGTTATATGTCTTTCAACCAAGATTTGTTCCCTGAGTACAATCAGAATGTTGACCAAGATATGTATCCTGATACGACTAATAACTTCACGGGATGGTTCATATGAAAAAACGGACATACACACCAAAGGAGAACAACGTAGAGAAATTAAAGTTATTTTTAAATAAGATAGAAAATGTCAAACAACATAAGCTGGGGCAAGATATACGAATCAACGTGGTGGGGAGACCAAATTAACACCGCAGATTCAACGTATGATTACGCTACTACAACCTTTAATGCACCTTTTGAACTTGAGTTAAGAGTAGCCTCAGAGGGTGGAGTATTGGAATCGTCTTTTTGTATGTCTTTAACCATTTTAAACCTTTCTCAAATATGAGCCTATTAGATACTGCCTCTTTAATTGTAACGCCAAACGGATATAAGGAGGGCAAACTTTATTCCGTTATTCCGTCGGACGGAAGTGGCGACTTGTCAGTAACAAGAGCGACCACCGCAACACGAGTAAACTCTGCTGGCTTGGTGGAGTTAGTGCCTTACAATTTGTTTACTTATTCGGAGGATTTTGCTAATGCGGCGTGGAGTAAAAATGTTGTAACAATAACTTCAAACGCTACGACTGCACCTGACGGAACTACAACAGCCGACAAGATTATTATTGATAGTGGCTCACAAGACAATCCCGTAGTATTCGAGGTTTTAGATAGCAACACAAGTACAAGGACTTTGTCTTTTTATGCTAAAGCATCGGAGTATAATATTGCTTTTGCTCGTGTTGGTGGTGCGGCGAATGCACCTATAGTTCTTTTTTCATTAACGGGAAGCGGAAGTATTTTACACAATCAAAATGCTTTATCTTATAGTATTGAAGCGTTGTCTAATGGGTGGTATCGTTGCTCAATGACCTATGCACACGGAACATCTTTTGCACCAAATGTAGGGGTATGTTCTCCGACTTATAGCGTTAGTGCTACTTCGGTAACTTCTACTGGTAACGGAACTTCGGGTATTTTTATTTGGGGTGCACAACTAAACGAGGGCACAATCAAAACCTACCAAAAAACGGAAACAAGACTAAACATTCCAAGACTTGACTACTCAAACGGAACTTGTCCAAGTTTACTTGTAGAACCGCAAAGGACTAACCTTGCAACTTATAGCGAAGACCTTGCACAAACTTTGCCATTCAATGAGCGTGGTACAATTACCGCTAACAATACAACCGCACCGAGTGGTATTTCAAACGCAGATAAGTTCACAATTAATACTGCCTACGGAACGCACTATCTATACAATGGATATACTGCGACAAATGGTCAGTCTTACACTACAAGCATTTTCTTAAAAGCAGGAACGGGTAGATACTTTTTGTATCGTATTTTAACAAATGCAAATGCTTACAGATTCGGTGTTACTATAGATTTACAAACGGGGACAATCTTAAGCGAAAATTCTACGGGAAGCCCAACGGGAACTTCATCCAAAATTGAAGACTATGGCAACGGGTGGTATCGAGTAAGCCTTACAATAAATGGAATAGGCGTGCTTTTAGCTACTCTTTTAGAAACCTCAAACACAGCGACGCCAGCTTTAGATTCTTTCCTTGACTATGAATACACGGGCAACGGAACTGATAGCTACTATATATGGGGTAATCAGATTGAAGCAGGAAGCTACGCTACTTCAT